AGGCAAACGCATTCTCTCGAATAGCGTTTGACCCGGCCGTAGTAGGGCAAAAATTATGGTCTGTCCTTGCGGTTTATCCCGACATCAAAACAACTCCGTTCAGCAACCCCAACCAGCTGGCAATCCCGGCACAGTCTGTATTTATGCCAAATCTTTCTTTTGTCAGCAGTGACCAGGAAGGGGCTGCCCGACTTACACACGAAGAGTGGAATGACAACAAGAAAAATGTTTTCATGCCCGGGAACACAACAGTTACCGGATCGCTAAAGAAATATGCGTACCTGGATTTTGCAGACTATTCTTCTCAGTCATACGTGAATCCAGTTCCGTTTGAGATCGAAGTTCGACCGTCAGTAGCAGCAAAATATGTTGCTATTGTGTATTTAAAGTATCCAAACGAAATACTTCTTCCAACAGATAATCTTGAGTTTCCTGATCCAATGATCGACTTGATTGTGGAGAAGGCGCTATTGTTTATAAGTTTCAAACAAGGAGATGCGACAAATTTATATTCTATTTCTGAAAGAGAGGTATCGCGACTCGTTGGATTAATACGATAAAAAATGAGCGTTACCGTAAGAACTATTGCTGATGATATTCTAGTTTCGCTTCGGCAGACATTTGACGACAAAAAAATCCAGCATTCGCAAGTGGCGTATTGGATTATCGTCATGGCAAACCGGCTGAAATCTCAGCACATCGCAAAAAGAGATTCCGGCGCGTTCTTGTCAACATTCACAGAAGTTCCTGTAATTCTACCTACGGTAAATCAGAATAAAAATATTGTTCGAGGAAGAAAGCATATCGTCCTTCCGCAAACAATTTATGATTTCAATAACGATAGAGGGATAGACTATATCGCGTATGAGTCCGACGGGTCTCCTGGATGTCCGCCAAAATTTACCAAGATCACATTCAGTAGAACTACTCCAAAGAAGTCGAGAGTTCGATACATGAGCGCGTATGAAAAACCGTCTCCAAAAGAACCATACTTCTACCGTATAGGAGATTTTATCTACTTCTTAGGTGTTGAGCAAGTCTACGTTCCTACGGTGGAGATCGGAATTTATATGACGATTGATCCAGTTACAACTATTGATATCGATGCGCCGTTTGATTTTCCTGACGAATTGGTATCACAGTTAAAAATGGAGGTGCTTAATCTTGGAAGGTTCTCACTGCTCGTTCCGGAAGAGAGAAGAAACGATGGGGCTTCGTCCGATCAAGCGGCACCAACGCAAAAGTTGGTTTCCGTAAATCAAAATCAACAGCAACAACCTGAACAATAATGGATATTTCTCCAGCAAGTTTTGTATCTATAGATGAGCTACTCAACGACATCCTGCCGCTTGTTGATGACGAGCGCCTGGAGGTAAACACAAAAGGGTATTACACATCGATGATCCAGCAAGCGCTCGAAGCCCTGGCCTTTGAAACATTCTTCGATGAGCGCAGAGAGACCGAGCCATTCCCAGTAGAAACACTTACGATGATGATGCCAAAAGGGGCATTCAACCTTCGTAACGTCTACATATTCAACGGAACAGAATGTAATATTTGGAACAGCAGAAAGGTGTGGTGGAAAAGAAACTACTACACAAAAGGAAAGGGGTATATCGCTAACAATAAAGGGGAGCAAACAAGAGACCCATTCATCTCCGGAAGCTCTTTCCTTGACCGCTACGAAAGCAAAGAGTTGATCCGATACAGAAACACCCTTGACCGTGCGTACTTCTACGAAGTGCAAAACGGAATGGTGATGTTTAGTAAGCAGTGCGCCTGCTATCAAAGCGTGATGCTGGAGTTCAATGGGACCGGATGTGACATCGGAGATGTCCCGATCGTTCCAATGTTCCTGCGTGCCGCAGTAAAGGATTACGTGTGCGAGTTTACGCTACGTATCCGCATGGCAAAAGACCAAACCAATAAATGGGGTGGGCTGTGGAAGATCTACGAACAGAGATTAAATATGGACGAACGGTACGGTATCGGAACAGGGAGCTGGGGAAAGGCACAACAGTTTGTCAAAAACATGAATACATCTCAACGCGCTGAATTAAAAGAATATCTTTCGAAAAATGCCTGGTAGTGTATCCGGAAAAAACAAATATCTATACGTTGACTGACCCGAGAACGGGTCTTGTTCGATATGTCGGAAAAACAAACACTCCAGAGCTGCGATACATAAAGCATTGTTGTCAATTTGAGACAAACAAAAAGTCGAGCTGGTCTAAGTCGCTAAGAGCTGTTGGCTTGAAGCCGAAAATGGACATTATTGACGAAGTTCCTTATTGCGATTGGAGGTTTTGGGAAAGGCACTACATAAACCTTTTTAAGGCTTCCGGAGCAAAACTTGTGAATATGATGGATGGTGGAATAGGGGCAGAGCTTGCTGGGTCCATCTCGAAGAGATCAAAGCCGGTTCTTCAATATAGCCTGAGCGGAGAATTTATCAAGGAGTTCCCGTCAATAAGAAACGCTTCTCACGCTAATAGTGTTGATCATGCCAGGATTAGTTTCGTTTGCATGGGCAGAAGATTTAATTCTGCCGGAGGGTTTATGTGGAGATATAAGGATGGAGAAATTATATTAAAGATAGCCCCTGTCAAGAGGATGCCGTTTTCACCAATACCAGTTTTACAGATTAACGAAAATGGAGACATTATAAAAGAGTGGAAAAGCGTTACTCATGCGGCTATCGGATTAAAAATAGATCGAACATTGATATGGAGGCGTTGTAACGGTATAAATTCCGGAGCACACGCTTTTTCTTTTAAGTATAAAAATAATGCCTAATCAAGAACATCATTTTTGGGATTGGAAAAGATATTTTCGCGGAGCTGACACCTCCACAGAAAAGGAGATCACCGGAGCGCTTGAAAACTCCGGTGTTTATATAATCCTGCGTAACGGCAGACCCACATCCACAGATGGAGATACGGGCGACGCAAATAAAATAAGGGGAGAGCAGCTGCTTTATCAAAGGACGGTGGCCGGAAATTACACCTGCACAGGAACGATCTCTGTAAATAGTCGCGTCATTGAATTTTGGGCCTCTCCTACTCCCGGAGAATTCTCTTTTGTGAGAATTGATGGAGTGGCAGTTCTTCAAAGTTCGCTGTTCGACATTCGCGTAACCCACCCGCTGCAACTTGACAAAAACGAAAATTGTATCGGCGGAGAAGTCTTCTTGACCGACTTCCGTATCCCCCCGATGATATTCAATGTGCAGGACATGATCGACTCGTTGGTTAGCGACCCCAACAAATATTTTTCAAATTTCGATCCGCTTCTTTACTCTGTAAATCTTTCTTCTCCTTTAGATATTCCTGTGTTCGTTGAATTAGTGAACGTAGGTGGCGGCGGCGGCTTACCGGTGGGAGAATACCAATATCAGATGCGCTATGCCTCCAAGGAAGGGGACAGAACAAATTTCAGCGCACCCACACCACTCATTCCGGTGGTTCAGAACCTGTCAAGCTCTAGCGACCAGTATCCGTTCATAAAAACATACGGAGCATCGCCCGATCCAAATTCAAAGACTAGGTATGCTATTAAATTGCGCTTCCGCGTAACGAACCTTTTCAACTACGACTTTATTGAAATAACTAGGCTCGCTCACAACTCAGGAGCCGGAATAGGGTTTACGCCAACAGCAAAAGTAGTTGCGAAAATCGATATAGTGAATCAGGAGATCTCTGTAAGAGAATTTCTTGATCCTGTGGAGTCCAACACAGATATTTCTCTTTCTGACGAAGAGACAACAAGAGAGATCGCGTATGTGGAAGCGGCGAAGACGATTCGCTACTTCGACAAGCGCACAGTGCTGATGAATGTAAAACTTGCTTCTAAAGAGTCGGCGCTAGTGTTTGATCAGTACAATCAAAAAACTGCATTCCCGGTAATCGATAATCTAGGGAAGGCCGGATATAACGATCCCTGGAATCACGCCTACAAAAAGAAGTATATGGCCGGCGAGCGGTACGGATTTGCCGTCCAGCTGTTTGATGGTGTAGGCGGGAAAGGATTTGCAACCAAAGTTCCCGGGTTTGAGAATTACAAATTTCCAAACAGAAGGATAACCACAGATCCGGACACAGACCTGTTCTCGTATCTTGGAAATGTAAAGGCTGCAAGTATCGCAAACTCAATTACTCAAACCCATGAAGTTTTCGACCTTTCAAATGCAATAGCAAAGACAGACAAGTGTTCGTTCAAGAATATCTACCGCAGAGAAAATCTTGGGCTGTCCGGGCAGAAGTCAAAGGCTATCGTTACCGAAGATTGTGACGAGACAAATGGAGAGATAGAGAATCACGGAGCGACAGTAACCATACTGAATGACGTTTATCCGTACTGGCATCCGTATACGCCCGTTCGACAGAACGACCCCGATGTAACCGGACACAATTATGTTGTGAACACACAGGTATCTCCTGACGATCAAGAAAGCAATGGAGTAGACTACCGCCCTCCAGGATTTGCTCCGAACTACTATTCTATGGGACTCGCTCTCGCGGGAGTTAGCAATTTCCCGGCATGGGCAAAAGCGTTTTCTGTAGTTAGAACCGAGGCAGCAAAAAGAGTGGTGGCCCAAGGCATAGGGATGTACTACATGATCCCGGCAATTTATACGGCGCTCGGAAACACAAAACTCACAACAAAAGAGAAGAGAAAATTCTGGTTCTTCTCTCCTGATATTGAAAATGGAGTTGTGGCAAGCGATGTGGTGAATGATATTATCGACGCTCCGGAAAACTATAAGATACAGTTCGTCTCTCCGCTTGGACATTTCGGAGAGCTATACAACTTTGAGAACAACACAATAAGCGAAAATCGGTCTAGGTTGATCGATATGGTTTCTTACACCAGAATGATACGTGACGCTGTAGGAGGCGCACTGAACCCAACCGAAGACCCAAATATGGGATTCCCGGGAGGAGATGGATTTAACTACGTTGGATACGGCAAGTGGAGAAACCAACAACAGCAACCAACAGCGTTCGCAGGAGGTGATCTTGGCGATAATTTATTTGACATCGCTACGGTAGAAAGGATCGCAGAAGGTCGCGGGACCTACATGGGCATAGAGATAACAACAGATTTCTACGGGACGGCAAGCACAGGAGGAAGTAGCGATGACAATTTTGAGGATGACGGCATGAAGAATTTCACCGAGCCGTTCTACATGGTTAACATCGTTGCGGATGGAGCCATCGTTCGCGATCAGAACATGGAGCAGTATAGATCTATCGGGCATTATCAGAAACTTGAAAGTATCATCGGTCAGGGGAACGGGAATGCAAACCAGAAATTTATCCTCGTTGACGAAAGATGGGAAGATTGTATTCCTGCCCTCTCTTCCACCCACCCAAACGCAAATATTGACCGGTATCTGTATATCAAAAGAGCTACCACCAACGTCGTTGAAAAATGGATGAACGTGGCCTTCAAGACGCCCGCCCAGCTTGCCACAATAGTTTCAGATATCGCCAACAACGGGTTCTTTGGTCCTAATGTCGTAGGGATTTATACACATACGAATGTTAATAACCAGAGCCGGTTCTTTGAAATAGACTTTCCTTACCCGAACTTCTATCCTCAGCAGGACGATAAAATTTTAGTCCGGTATGATAACACCGCGCCAATCAGATGTTTCGGCGGAGACACGGTTGTTGGAGAAGCGATATTCGCGCCTATCGACCGCGAGGCGGATGCTCATGATGACGCTTCTGACACAATGTTCGCGATGGGCATAGGATTTCCGTATCGCCACATGAAGCTCAACCCGAGGCATTATGTAATCAAAAGAACTACCGGTATCGACAGGATACAAAATGAATCCTGGTCTTTCTTGGGATACATCCGCCAGCTGTGCGTGATGTTCTGCTGCGAAAGCAGAATTCATCTTCCCTATTCATTTAACTCCGCATACCCGCTTCAATTTTTTCCTCTGATCAACTATGTGATGCGCCCAAATCGCTGGGACATCGACAAAACTATCGAAGAGCAAAACATCTATAAAGATTATGTTACTGCGTATGGAGAAGACGAAAAGACGCAGTGGAAATGGGGCGGATTTAGATTCTTACAACAGGTGAACCCAGACTATTCCAATGAGTCGGCAAAAGAATATGTCTCTCGTCCGGAGTTTGGGTTCACAGAAAAAACAGAATTCTGCACCAGGATAATGTGGTCTCTTCCTCGCGCCATCAACGTACAGGATGCGCCCGGCTTACGTACATTCCCTGCCAACAACGCTTTTGATATCGATGACGATCAGGGAGAGATAAAAAGAGCATGGGAGGCGACTTCCTCAAGAGGAGAAAACCTGTACGCATTTTGCAATACCGGGATATGCCTTCTCGTTACAAAGAAGAGTATTCTTTCTGATCTGGATGCCGGAGAACTAGCATACATGGCCGCAGATACTTTCGTCAAACAGCAGTATTGGCTCAACAAGAACACGGGAATGTTCGACGAGATGTGGAGATCGGCAGCCGAAGGATTTGTGCCCGTCACCCCAGAAGGATCTCCGGAAGTTCTGGTAGAAGCGCTCTTTTTCTCCAACGACAAATCTTCGTTCCGGTTCATGGACAACCAGCTTTATGACATCGGAAGAACGAAATTTTTTAACACCATAAACCCGGCTCTCGAAACAGTCCAGCCCGGATACCTGACAAAAGTCACCGGAGTGTACGACGAATTCAACCAAGAATACTGGTTGCATATTGACGACTGCGGTGGAGCCGGAGCGGACCCAAACTGTTTTAAAAACACATTTGTCTTCGGACAGAAGCTTGGAATGTGGCACGGGACAAACGACTACGGGTTCGACAAATTCCTTTCGATGGACGACAGAATGTTCGGCATGAGAGATGAAGAAACTTTTGAACTTGGAAAAGGATTTATCATAAACGGACAGCCGGTAGTGTTCGAGGCCACTCACGCTTCTGCAATGCAACCACAGGCAGATAAAGAATTTATTCGCATCAGGATAAATACCGGAAACAACGTGAAGCCTACTCGGGTGGAATTCTACGATGAATATAACGGAACATTGCTATGTTTTAAAGATCCTTCGCAGGGGCCGCTATATTTAAAGAATTACAGGGGGTTTGAAGGTTTTATCGACAGGAAGCTCGCGTCTGTTTCTCTGACTAGAGACCGCGTTCAAGGGCGCCTTCTAGTCTACAAAATAATTCATAGCTTTGCTTCACCATTCAAACTCATTTCTACTGGTGTCCAATATAAGCTCATAAAATAACATGGCACAAGATTTTGGCAAACTTTTAGGCAGTATCCTCGGCGGAGCCGCAGGAACTGCAATCGCTCCCGGAGCAGGAACTGCTATCGGAAGTCAAATTGGCGGACAGATCGGTGGATCTATGGGCGGCAACAAAAATG